TAACTTATAAATTTTTTCAAACTCTCTGTTTTTGCGTGTAAAATAACTTTTTTAAATCCAAGTTCTTGCACAACTTTCTTAAACCCTTTCCCTAAAAATCTCGCATTTTGCAGGCTTCTATGTTTTTTACTAACGCAAAAATGCTGTAACATCGGAAAGTTGTGTTGTTTCTTTAAAGTAAAAAATCCAATTACTTTTTTATCGTCTTCTAAAACCATGGTTGGATATTCCTCAAAACCCATTTCAAGATAAGGAATATTTTCAATCCGAAGCATCTCGGTTAAAAATGGTTTATCTTCTTCTTGGTAATATCTGATTATTCTCATTAGCTTCCTACTGGCAACCAGAAAACATAATCGGCTCCCGTTACCTTCCAGTAATCACCCTTTCTAACCAACATTTGCCCGTCAGCTCCAGTGGGTGTAGAACTTTGCCCTCTGGAGTTGCTTCGTTGTGTCGTTGGAGGATTTGAACTATCCGTAAAAATCTTAACAATATCATCTTCTCCGGTTGAATAGGCGGTCACAAATCCATCCGTTTCTGCTAAATATGACGTATTATTGCTTTTTGATGCCCATGCTCCAAAAAGAGCGGTTGTCGCCGCAGCGCCTATTTGTCCCCCCTGAGCGCCCGTAGCTGAATGATCGTGGTCTGCACTTTCAAGCCTGTAACCGGCGTGAGGGTCATCCTCGGCAGCGTGAGCGGCAATAGCGTCCGTGTCCTTTGTGTCGGCGGTTTCTTCGGTGCAGATAGTTCCCGAACCGGCCCCATGAACGCCTGTGGTGGCTACGCCATGGTCATACATAACGTTTGAGGTGGGGGCTTTCGTTGTAGCCGCATTAGTCCCCCCCGCCGTATCGTCAAGATGGTCAGAAATGCTTGCGGGTTGCTCTACCACTTTGGTTGAAGAATTGAGCGAGGCGAGTCCGCTTGCTGCCGCTTTAAATACAGATATAATCTGAGTTATGGTTGCGTAGCGGGTTATGCTATCCGCCGCTTGTTGGGTTACGAATTTGTCTCCCGCCGCCGGAGAAGAAACTGCGCTATAGTCTTTAATTTCTTTAACAGCCATTATATTTATTCTCCTTTATGCTACCATTGCCTGTAATGGAACGTGGTCAAATAAAATCTGAGAAACAAAAAACTTTTCATCCACGACATTATTAAAAATTTCTGCCTGTATTCTTTTCCCAATTATTCCAATCGAAAAACCTAAATTTGACAGTTTATCCGAAGCACCCGTTGAAGTTATTGTCCACTCTAAGGGAGAGCCACCACCAATCATGTCCCCGTTTTCATCTCCGATATTATTTCCATTTTCATCAATTATTAAAGCACCGCCGGCTATATATTCGCCATCAACAAGAAGATTTACATTTATTGTTTCTGTACCTTGCGGTTTAATAACCAACCATCCTTTATCATATCGTTTTGGGGTTCGGGGATTACCAAAATTAAGTTCTGGGAGAAAAAACCCGGAATAATAATAAACCCCGTCATCGTTGGCATCGTCTTCTTCAAGGCTATAAGCATGGCCAGTAATCCCACCAGTGTAAATTTGCCAGACTCCGGTTGATACTTCTACCTCAGCAGAACAAGAGGCGAAATAGGTATCTGCAAACTGATGTTTTGACCATCCGGTTTCAGGGGTTTTATCAATAAAATAAACCAGGCAGGTATCAATATATGTTTGCCCGTTTCTTATCATAAAAATCTTAACCGCCCTTAATACCGAATCATAAACCATGTGAAACTGGTTAATTTTACTTAAATCAATATTGTTTCTTATCCATTGATCTATATAAACTGGTCTGGTTAAAGACTGAGCGATATAATCTCCGTAGGTCTGTGCTGAGATTATCGAATAGATTTCTCCATCCTCAGACATCGCCATCACATCATTGGGAGTATTTACAACTAATCTGTTATGACCAACGCCACCCTCCCATTGACCATCTGCATATCCCCAATTAACGGTATCCAATTCGGTATCATCAATAATATATGGTCTTCTCTTCCCAAGGGCAATGAGTCTATCCCCATATTCAACCATACCAACAATTCCAAACCCATCTCCGGTTTCAATGACAATTTTTATTACAGTTGAATCGGGAAATTCGGCAGCCCCAGAAGTTGAAACATAAATTGCCTCAGGATTAGAAGGGCAACCATAAGCCCATAATCTTTCGCTAACCCCCCGTCCATGCTTTATTATTGCCTTTGGAAAATTCGTTCCCGTCCAGTCAGAAGGTATCAGTGCAGCAGTATTGGTTGTTGGCAAAGTGTCGGTAAGAGAGGCATCAGCAACATTGTCTGTGTAGGTTGTGGCTGTGTTATTTCCAATGGTGGTAAGTAATTTATAATCACCGGCATCTCCAGCAACTGTCCGGTAAACTATTCTGCTTGTTGTTCCCGTTGGGCCAACGGCAATTCCGGTAAGACTCACTTTTCCATTGGTGGTTTTATCCGCAACCGTCACTACATTTGATTTTAAACTTCCAGTTGTTTCGCCGGAAGCAGTAACAAAAGTTACTTTATAAGAATGGGTTCCGTTTTCTACATTTCCAGCTCCGCCACCAGCCAACGCCCCAATACACGCTGCTGGCAATCCAAGGCTATAGGTTGCTGCAAGTGTTCCATCCCATACTTGAGGGACATTATATCCATTGCAAATATAAAGATTGTCTTCAAAAACGGTAAAATTGGAATACTTTGTAGTACCCAACCCAGTAGCTATTTCGGTTGCATAATCTTTTTGCAGTTTTCCATCTGCTGTTCCGGTAACAATAATGGTGGTTCCGCTTTTCTTTTTAAATTGGAATATCCCCATAATTTGTGGACTATCAGTAATGGGAGTTTCATTTACTTCCGCAGTTCCACCCCTGGTTTCCCGTCCGCCTTTATGCAAGTTGATATTAATGCAGTCAATCATGTTTTCCGGTTTAATTAAATCGGTATTTGGGTTGTTGCTCCACCCTCCCGAATCACACGGAATTGCGTACGTGACACCACGATAAGGCAATTTTCACCTCATTAAGTTAAAGCGTTCATGGTTAAATCGTTTCCAAATCTAACCGGCTCGACTAAAGGAGCATTAATATTTTCAATAATGATTTTACTTAAAGCCGCCTGTTGTATTACCGTTTTATCAAGTTCAACTCCGTACTCAGGAGCCAAATCAAGAGCGAGATTAAACCGCAATGCCTTCTCATATTCTTTGGGAAGCGTTATTGTTGCTTCAAGGGAAGCAAATTCAGTTATTTGTTTCCAACTATCAAGGACAAAGGTTTCGCCGACTTCGGGGATTAAATCGAAATAAATCTTTCCAAGTGGATATTCGGGAGAATAATAAAGATGTTCCGGCCTTCCCGTTTCTGTTTTATCAGAAATGGAATTATATTCATTTTCAGTCATTGAAACATCAACCGGATAATCTAAACTGTTAGTATCTCGAATATAGGCACTAAGTAATTTCTGGGGTCTAACGGTGTCAAAGGTTCCCCCTGACCCGATAGTATAGGTTCCTGTTCCGACAACCAGGGTTAAACTTTCCTTGGTAACGGCATAAACCATAAGGCGTTCAGCGTTCCAAAGATTAAGCATCCCGTTTAATGCTTCAAGAGCCTCGTCAAGTTGAGTATCGGTAGAAATACGGAGACTGCAAAGACGCAAAGTTCCTTCTATGAGTTCCTGAACCGTCATCTATTCTATCCTCTTTTAAAGGGAAAATGGGAGGCCGAAGCCCCCCATAAAAAAGTTAATATTATGCACCACCGTCAGCCCAATCACCAGCCAGAGGATATGCACTCACTACACCCCAATTTGTAGCATCAAGAGCCACAACCGTGATTGAATCCCCAACGGTTGTACTTTGAATTTGGTCGCCAGCATCCAGAGTTAAATGCAGAAACACATCGGCATCGTCCAGTTCAATAATCATATTCTGATTTGCCGTTACTATGAAAGTATAGTAGCAACCAATGGCCGTACTTGCCTCTGGCAAGGTATGAAGTGAACCATCGGCATCTCCGGTATTATCAAAGACCGTTCCAGATTCCGCAATCGTAATCGTATTGCCAGCACCCGTATAGGATTCGTGTTTTCTTGCTAAACCAACCGCGACAGAAGCCGTTCCTAATCCAGTAATTCCTCCATCAGGATAAAGAACTCCGTCAATTTCGGCTAAACCTTCTACAAATAAGGTATCATCACCGATAGTTTGACCGGGAGTAGTCCCTGTTCCGATTCTAACTGCTCCATTTTGGGCATAAACTGCATAATCAATACCCGCTCCGACTACATGAAGACCATATTGTAGGCCGGTCGCATCTCCATCTGTTCCAACGTAAATCGCGGAAAGTGAATCAGAAGCCGTATTGGCATCGTCATCGAGTTGAATTTTTAAACCATAAACAACTTCAGATGCACCACCAGCAACATCGCTTTCCACATCAAGATTGATTGCATGGGCGGTTGTCGTTGCCGTTCTGTAATTAATGTCAAGAACTCCACTTGTTCCGGTATTCGCCGCAGTTGTAGCATCCACAACCATAAACTGTCCGGCAGCAGCCATAACCGCGTCAATTCCCACATCAAGGGTGTTGGCCATCTGGATACCGTTGACCGTTGAGGCCGTTCCCTCACTGTTGGCAAGGTAGATACAATCTATCGTTTCCTCCCCACCGGTAGCATCGTCGTCAACATTGATATATATCCCGTAAGCATTAGCAAAGGTATTTTCGGCTTCAACATCAATCAAAACCGCAGAAACAGCGGTTGCGCCAGTTATAAGGTTAATATCGAGTGCACCGGCAGTCTGTGTCATTGGCGTAGTAGCGGCATCGAGTAAAAGATATTCATCGGCAGCCATCGTGAAGGTGACATTTTCAGAAAGTGCCGTAGTTCCTGTTACCGCAAGGGTAGAGGCACAAGTTACCGCGCCATCTGCCTGAATTGCCCCGTCAAATTCACTATCTCCATTAACATAAAAATCTTCACCATCCATTGCGGCTGTTCCCGGAGAACCGTTCCCAACAAAAAGGTTTCCCGTAACAATTTCTAAACCCTCTGCGGCGGAAGTTGTTAAAGTAACATTGGCGGCATCGGATTTAAGCAATATCCCGGTTTCGGCGGTAGCATCTTTTAGAATCAAAGAAGGTGAATCGGTAACAGCGTCATAAAGAGTAACATTCCCATCAATAACTGAGGTAATAGTTAGAGTATCACTGGCGGCGTTCCCGATGTCGGTATTACCGTAAAGCTGAACTACATTATCGGTTGTGATTAATCCCGTTGAGGTTCCGCCAAGCGTAATCGTCCCTGTTCCGGCAGCATCAATGGTGAGACTGGTATTGCCGGACGCCGCCGAGGCTAAGGCAGATTGGTAGAAGGTGCCAGTTTGTGTTAAATCCCCCGTTATTGTAACATCTCCGGTTATCCCGGTAGCCCCAACTATGGCGACCGTTCCATCTTGCGCTACCTTCAAAACTCCAGCCTGGGCGGAAGATGAAACCACCAAAGGGTCAACATTGGCATCTGCACTGACTACTTCTAAAACAGTTCCATCGGTAGCGGCTCCAGTTGACTGTTCTACTCTCATTACCGAAACATCTCCGAAAGCACCAACGCCCTTAATGGTTAGCATGTCCTCATTGACGTCAGCAAAACTTAAAACCGTAATTTCGTCATTGTCAAAGGTAATGGTTTTGTCGGCAGTTGGATTGGCAATAGAACTCCACGCCGTTGTGCTCGCCGTTTCTATGTTGGTTACCGTTCCGGCATCGTTTTCAAAATACAGGGCAGAAGTCCCACTGTTGTCCTTGACATATAACCATCCATGATTAGTGTCCGGGTTTCCACCTGGAGCACCAATTTCAGGAAAATCAGCCCTATTGTCGGTAGTAAGGTTAATGCCGGACATTTTGTCTTCCCATCCAGCGAATACTCCTGTACCCACCAATAAAGCAGTTACAAGAAATATTAATAATATCCAAAGTTTCTTCATTTAATTATCTCCTTGTTTTTTGTTAAAAATTTACCGTAATTTCCTGTCCATTCCTTGGAACCCGTATGAATAAAGTTAATATTCGGATATGCCCAAAGTTCACCGCCGATTGCTCTCCACCTGTCACAGAACCCGAAATCTTCACCCGTCCATTTTCCGTTTAAATCACAATGCCGGAAGAGGTCATAAAGTTCGTGGTCTTGATTAGAATGTCTCCAGTATTCTGTCCATTTCAATTCAGGATAGGCTTGAATCATTTTCTCCAACACTGAGCGTTTTATTCGCATGAAGCCAGTTGGAAGACGTTTTGCCTTTAAAAGCAATCCGTCTTCACTGACCATTACTTTCCCGTCTTTATCAATTTCAAGGGTTACGGGGTAATCATCATCGGCTTCAATTTTATTTGGGTAAACACCGGCAACCAGTTCTTCTGGTCGGTTTATTATTTCCCATAATTTTTCTGGCGGAAACCCGACATCGTAATCAAGGAACATAAAATCAGTCCCATCGCCTTTCAGAAAATTCTCAACCAAAAGGCTTCTGTTCTTTGAGATAATTGCTCCTTTTGAACAAAACACGATGTCATACTTTATTTTCTGGGCGATTAACAATTCCTGTGTCGCCATTAAACTAACGGCAAAAGGAACCTTAATCGCTCCACCGTAAACGGGTATCCCGAATACAACTTTCATGTTTTTATGTTGCTAACAACCCGTAAGTTTCAAGCGCGGCAATAACTAAATTTAATTGGGTAATCGCAGTTGCCGCGTCAGTCGCATCTGCAATAGCAGATTGCTGAACTACAGTTGTAACGCCATGAAAACTAATTTTATCCGCAGCAGCCTGACCAAAACTTGTTCCGTCAGGATTGTAATCACTTATATAGGTAACACTCATTTTCGTTTCTCCTGTAAAATTAAAGGTTAATTACTAAAGTGTTCTTTCATATAAAGAGAGGCCATCCAATTGTTTAAGAAATTGTGATAAGCATTTGAGCAAATCAATAAATTACAATTTCTATTATCGGTTTTTATCCCATTAATATGATGAACACATTCGTCAGATGTTAATATTCTTCCAAGAACTTTTTCAGCTACATACCTATGCATTGATTTTTCATTTTTTACCTTATTTACCGTGCCATGATTTATCCAAGCATATCCCCTTGAATCTATCCAAGTTCCTCCCTTCCAATTAGGGTGATTTTCTCTTCGCCCAATCCCTTTATTGATTCTCAATAAAGTTCCTTCTTTTGGTGTTCTATTTATTCCCATCTCTTTTAACCATAATCTGATAGATGGTTTTGAAACCTTAAATTTTTTAGAACACTCCGACATAGAAAATCCCTGCTTATAATAATTAGCTATGGCTTCTTTTGTGGTATTGTTATATTTTATAGGTGCCATTACTAAAAAAGTCCTTTATTATTAACTACTTCTACCCCCTAACTCGAACTGCCCACTCTGGCCTCAAGGTTTTATAGCCAAAGAGGACATCCAGTCTCGCGGGAAACTTATCGTTAACAATATCCGCACCTCTCCAGAATCTCAATGAAATTCCTTCGATAACGGCTCTTTCCATCCTCTGCCCCGGCTCTTTGTGAAGGTCAGCAGTAACAAACGTGAAAGCGTCTTTATGATAAGCAAGGTTCTGAGGATAAACCGCAGAAGCAGCACCCGAACCGCCAGCCGCAACATGAACCACAGCCTTGCTTGCCCCGGCACTAACCAACTCAACGTTCTGCTTTGCACCAGAGGTAACAGGTGTTGGGGCTACTGAAAAAACATCTGTCGCATCACAAGTTTTAGCTTCGGTAATGACAAACTGTTGCAGATGAGAATATCTTTGTTTGGTTTCACGGTTCACCGCGTAAACATCAGCAACAGTAAAAACATCACCCACCGTTAAGGTTTGGCCGTTAGTCTGACCTGTGGTAGTTATTGTGGCTGTTCCGCTTGTTATTCCGGTTGAGGTATTACAAATGGGGGTGGAGTCAGTTCTCGTTCCGTTAGTGTGGTTTGGAACCATATTTGATTCATACCATTTAAGCCCGGCAGCATAGCCGATATAACCTTCGGAAAAGGCTTTCTCGACTTCACTTGCCTTATGAAAATAAGTAGCAAGCGGATTAACCGTAGCCGCCATTGCCAATGAATCAAACAGTAAATAGCGATCGCTTTCAGGAGCCAAACATTGACTCAACCGTGCATTGGCGTTTAAAACCGCAGCCAGAGAAGCAGGAGTGGTGGCCGGTGTCCCGGTAAGATTGAAAACATTTTGATATATGGCGGCTAAAACCGTGTACTCAACCGTAGCTGCCAGTTTTGACATGGCGGGCGTAAGGACTCTTTCCTCAAAATCCTCCAACGACATCGTATATTCATAGTCGGTGATATTGAGATCAATGCCCCTTTGTGTTGCTACCGTCAGAGTTTGTGTGGACTCGGTGATGTCCTGGGTCTGCATGGTCGAACCGCTACGAACCGTAAATTCATTCGGCTCTCGGATAAGCAAAGACCCGCCGTTTTTAGCCCCGTCACGAGCGAAGCGCGAATCGTATTGCCTGTTAATCGTTTTTATGAACTTCAATTTGTTATGAAAAATAGCCAATGCGCGTCTAACTATGTCGCCATCAGCAAGTGTTTTGAAAGTATTACTCATTGTTTAATCTCCTCTGTAGAATTATTTTTCTTGAACTTTTTTAATTTTTTGCTGTTTATAGTGTTTAAACCATTCATCATCCGTCATTTTAGATTCTTCTTTTTCAACAACATCATCTCCTTTAAGCGGGTTAATCACTTTAGGGGCACCGGAAACCAGCTTGTTAGTGGCCTGTGAAAACTTAAACTCAAGTTTTCCGATTTCCTTTGCCAGTCTGGTTGGAGAAAGATTGCTTAGTTTAAAGGCTTCATCCAGATTTTTAGCCAGGAAATAACCTATTTCCGGCCCGAAATCAGACGCCAGAATTTCATCTCGCATAACGGGAGTGAATATCGGTTCATTAATGGCTTCGTCGAAGTCTTCATATTTTTTTCTAATCCTTTCCGCTTGTTTTGCGAAATGGACTGCGTTTTCTTCTCTTTCCCGTTCCAGTTTTTCTTTTTGCTCCGTGGTCTGCTGCTGCCTTGATCTCCAAAGGTCTCTGTCGTCCTCATATTTCATTCTTGCCTTTTTGTATCCCTCAGAATCGTCAAAATCACTTTCTACCGGCGGAACAGGACGGTCAAGGGGCGTCGCCTTTTGTTCTTCAAGCTCCCTGATTTTTTTCTGAAGCTCGTATTTTTCGGCAGTCAGTTCATCGAAGCGTTTCTTAGCCCACTTCGGAGTTTTATCAACGCCGTGTTCTGGTGTTTTTCCCGAAATAATATCCTCTACGCTGATTGTTTCGGTGGGTTCTTCTATTACTTCCTCCACTATGGGAGTAGGTACTTCTATTACTTCCTCCTCAATGGGAGTTTCTTCTATTTCCTCAATTTCTTGAGTTTCTGCCAGTTCGATTGTCATTATAGTCCTCCTTCGAAACTTGGAGTGTTGTCTTGTCCCGCGTTTTGCGGTAGTTCTGCAAAAATTTTCCTATGCTTCTTTGCGTATTCTATTAATTGGCAATTAGCACAAAGGGTTCTAAAGCCCTCTGGATAATTATTTCTTTTTAACCATAAATAAGTTTTCATTCCTCCTCCGCCAGTTTCTTGTCTGTGTTTTCTCCCATTGCCATTGATGTGGTCTATTGTTAGAGCATCGGAAACATCAAAACCACACAACACACACTTCATCTTTCCATCACCGTAATAAGTTAAAACTGCTTTTTTGAGTGTGGCGGTATTCTCTCTGTTTTTTTTATTTTTCTCTTTGATATATTTTTTATAATATCTTTTGCTTTGTTCTTTTGTTTTTTCTGGATTTTTTTCTCGCCATTCTACTGTTCGTTGATATATTTTTCCCTTGTGCTCCTCACGATATTTTTTATTTTTTATTTTTAATTCTTCTTTGTGTTCTGCATTATATTTTTGCAGATAGATTTTATTATCTAATCGCACTACTGTCTTCCTCGTTTGTTAAGGTTTGAGAAGGAGAACCTTGACCATCCTTTTGTCCCATAAGTTGTGGCATCCATTTTTCTAAGCGTTTCCGCAATTCTGCAGCCCCCGGAAAATCCTGATATTTGAATACAAGGTCAATCATCAATGGAGCGATATTAGGAGCGCCAAGCATGGTTTCCGCCATCATCTGAGCGGACTCCTGCCGTCTGGTGGCAAACAAACGGGTATCAGCAACTACATCGTATTTACCGACTGATAAATCATTAAAAATAATCTTCTCGCCCGTCTTTTCGTTGAGAACGGAACGATTAATTGGAACAAGAGTTTCTTCGCCTTCTTCTCCCAAAATTCTTTCTATTCGATCCGTATCATAAATTTTAGGGATAAGATCAATGAGTTGTTTGGTAGTTTCAAGAATTGCCCTGCGAAAATTGTCATGAAAATGAAAGGTACCGAAATTGGACTGAGAAGTCCTTCGTTGAATGGCGATTCCGGTTCTTTCGTTACTTTTTTGCCCAAAAGAAGCTTCAAACATCCCGATGGTATCCTGCACATTCGCTTCGGCTATTCCTAAAATCTGTCCAATCCCGGTCTGCATTTGAGGCGGGGGTTCTCTCTGAGGTTTGGTCCCGCCGATTGGGTTATAACGAAGGTAGGGAAAAGTTTTTTTATTGGCATTTTGCCATTCGGCTTCAAATCCTTTAATTTGCTGCGGGGTAATGATAAAAGGGGATTTAGGTATTAAGGCAAACATTTCAGTAATATGGGTGTTGTGTGTTGGTATCATTGCTAACCCAACTAAAAAAAGATGTGATTCTGCCGATACCTTTATACACTTAACTGGAACAGATGGCGTTTCATCTATTGAAACAATGGAATAACGTTGAGTTCTTCTTTTATGAAAATTTGTTTTAATCGTATCTTGTTTTGATGCTTTTCTTTTTAACCGAAAAACTTTAAATTCTTTTGGTGGTGAAAACCAAAATTGATATTGCTGTTTTTGTCCATTTATTGCTTTGTTATTAAACGTTGATGTTCTTGGTTCGCGGATACAATGTTTTGCTTTAATGCCCAATGACCGTAATAATCCCGCAAATCCATCCCTTAATATGTCAATCGTTGTCGTAAAAGAACAAGAACCTATCGCCGATATAGACCCATCGGTGTCCATTAGACCCTGTAAAAGAGACAACCTTTGTTCTTTTGAACCCCTTAAATACTGGATTGGAATATGCTTGTTTTTAAAAAGGTTTAGTTTTTTAAGTTCCGGCAGAAGTTTATAAATTGTAAATCTTCCCGGTCTATTTTTTGTCCATTGGACTGGGCTAATCTCATATCCTAATTTAAAAACATGACCTCTTGTTTCCTCGATATCTAAGTTACCCGCCGTTATCATTCCGGTGGTTGATTCTCCATCACCCAACCACAAACCAAGAATATATGGGTCAACGGGTAATTTAGTATCCGGTAATAACAATGGACGTGTCGCGTAAATAAAATGGTCTTCAGGACACAGTTGTTCTGTCGTAATAACTTTTGTTGTCCAATCCCAACTTTTAGATTTTCTTTTACCGCGCTCCTCCACTTGCCAGGGATGTTCTTTGTCGGCGACAATACATGTGCCATCATCAAATGTTACCTTAAAACATTGGCGGTTTTTATGAACAGGGCTTTCCCCAATCACATCACAAATATTCCCGGCATCATCAAAAACTTTGTCGCCTGGTTTTATTTCTCCCATTGTTGACCAGCCCGATGGTGTAGGAATTGGGGTGTTTAAAGCCAGAGGAAGCCAATAATTAAACATTCGCTGCGGATCTTTGCCGTCTCGAATCAAGCTTCGCTTATAGGTTTTTCCGGCAACTTCAACTTTGTCTCCGACAATCTCGATAATAGGAATATATTTTCCAGCCCAATCTCCCCGTTCTAAAATCTCGTGAGCACTTATTTTTGCCCATTTCACCTGTTCAGCTTTTTGAGTTTTCTGTTGGATAATTATAAAACCATTTTCGGCAAGAAGTTCCGGCGTTATCTCGTTGGTTAGTTCAATAATTTTGCTAACTCCGGTTTGTGTGTTCATGCACTGTGCGATGGTCTTGTTGTATTGCTCTTTATAGAAATACTCGGCGATATAGATTTTATCCGGTTCATACCAGAGCAAGTATTCTTCGCCAATACCGGCTTCAAATCCGACTACTGCTTTCCCCGGATATTCGTTTTCAAATTCTTTTTTTGACATTCCTCGCCTTATAAAACCATATCTTCCTTCTGGGTCTAAATAACAGGAAAACTGGTTGTCAATTTTTTCAATAAAAATTTCCTGGTCAAAGGAATCGTCTTTTTCTTTGGTAATAATCCGCCAGTAACCAAACCCCCCGGCAATCGCTTTTTCTCCAACATCGGCATAGGTTTCATCAGCCTTGCTTGCGTATTCTATTTGCCTGATTAAGCCTTCGATTACTTTCGCAATATCCGGGTCGGCTTTATCGTCAACCGGGCGTACTCGTCCGGCCAGGCGCTGCTCTCTTTCAAAGTTAGCAACCTGCGCGACGTGTTTGCGGAGTTTGTTAAATGTCAGGCAGGGGCGTTTATCTTCTTCCCTTTCAGCTCTAACGCTTTCCGGCCATTGGCCATCTCCAACGTTATAAGTAAATTCAAGGTCTTCTTTTGCTGTTTCCCGGATATGAAACTCGGCATTGTAGAGGTCCTGAAACCGCCTAATAGCCAAATCCAAAAACTTTTGGTCTTCGGTTATTTCTTCTCCGCCGATTATTTCTCTCTTTTTTCTTGCCATATTTATGCCTTTTTTGGTCTTCCTGGTTTTTTCTTTATTGGTTGTTTTTCTTCACAATTCTTTTGAGCAAGAATTTCTTCTAAATAAAAAATAATTTCGCAAAGCAGTTTTAAAAATTCATGGTCATAAGACTCACCGCTTGCCAGTCTTCCCTTTATTATTTCAAATTTTTTAAAATCATTTACCGAAGCCACATTCTAGCTTCCCATCCAGTTCAAATTACGGGCCCCAGAAGCATAATGCTGCTGACTACCCAAATAAGGACTTTTACTTTCCTGGTATTCAATTCCCGCAAGTGTGTAGCGGTAAAGATTTTCCATGAAATGATCCTGCTCCTTCGCCGGATTTCCGTCTTTATCGTAAATCCAGCGGACAATCTCGTATAAATGACCATATGCTCCGTCATAACTCGGCAATGAATCAAAAAAGTAAAGAATCGGCCTTTTATTCGGCCCTAAAAGCCATGATTCAAGATTTAAAATCCCCGATTTTTTGTCTTTGGAAGCTCCGATAAGCTGTATTCTGTAATTGGATAATTTGTTGCCGATAATGGTGAAGCTGTCTTCGATATCATAGCCACGGTTTTTTACATATGCGCTGTCACCCTTGGAAAGCGGATCAATAAAGGCGGTATCTATATCCCATGAATTTTGGAGTTTCCGCCTGATAATCTCATCAGCAACTTCTTCCGGCGATAAATGCTCCCAAACTTCATCAATCACATATCTGAATCCCTGTTTATCGACCGCAAAGAAACTGATTGCCTGAGGTTTATTGAGGTGAATATCAACAAAGGGTGTAACCGGCCAGTCGGTAGGGATTTTAAAGCCTTCAACAATATGAATATCCTTGTTATATGCCTTTAATACCCGGCCGATAAGTTGCAACCAGCCACCTTGTACGCGAGCGGTCTTTTGACTTGCCGGAATATCGTCTTCAAATGTTTTAATGTCGTCTTCGGTGAGTGTTTTGTTGGCACGCATTGGGATATTGGTGACGCACCCGATATGTTTTTTGTTGCTCAAAACGATCTCATCCATGATCCAGGGTTCGGATATGGCGGTCATAGTCATAAAAAACAATCCACTATGAGCAATCAAACCCCTTCTATTGGCAACAAACTTATCCTGTGGCATCGGTTCGTCAGACCATACTACATCTCCCGTCCATCCTTCGTGTAATTTCGTTTCCTGAGAATGAGTCATTAGTTCAATCGTACTTCCTGTTTTAAACTGCCAAAATGCTTCAACTCCAACATTATTTTTTCTTGTCGTATAGGTTCCGGCAGTGATTACCTCTTTCATCTTCGGGACAATTACTTCACTTGCATGGTGCTCCCAATCTGAGGCGATTATTCTTATTCTCACGGGGCGATTCCCAAACACGTTCTCTAACGCTTTATCCTTCCACTCAAACGCTTGCTTACAGTTAGCAAAAGTATCAATGAGGATACAACCGATTAACGTATTATGATGAATTAACCCCCCTGCAAAATAATTATGATATTTTTCGACTTCAAAATCATAAACCTCTTGACAACCAATGGGATTGTATGATACAATTTGGTTGTCATCTAAACATAAAGGAGAAAGACATGTTGACTGAAAAGACACTTGCTTATGAGGTGCGGGTAAGAGAGCTTGTGGAAAATAAAGAATTCCAACATTGGAAGGTTGCAGAGATTCTTGGAATAAGCCGAAATTCAATAACAAGGCTCTGCAAACATTTTCAGATAAAGACTCAAAGAACCGGGCCAAGGAGCGGAGAGCTTCACCCGGACTGGA